TATTGGTGTTCGTGGTATGGGAAAGAAGTAAAAACACCGATTAACAGATGTGATAAAATAACCCTCAAAACGGAACAGAAATGAAGAAGATACTAATAATCTGCGTACTTTTCGCTCTGATAGCGGGATGCGCATCACCAAGAAATTCAGTTGAGAATCATCCGGCAAAGAATTCACCTCAACCGGATGCACTGCCAGATAATAAAGAAAACCGCTTTACGAAACAGTTTCAACAAGCGGATTCAATGTTTAATCAAAAATATTTATTAAAATGAAAACATTAGATGAAAAGGCTGCCGAATATGCAGCAAGTGTAGTATCGCGTAACAAAGAAGCAAAAGAGTGTGAAGGGCTTATTCAAACAGCTTATGTTCTTGGAGCAATGAAAGGTGAATTATTGGGAGAAGAAACAGGAACATTTGGGCAGGCACTGGAATCACTTAAACGGGGACATCTTGTTGCTCGTAAAGGATGGAATGGTAAGGGAATGTTTATATTTATGCGACCTGAAGATAGTCTGCCGACTAACATGATTGTGAATCAGGTTAAATCACTTCCCGAATCATTCAAAAGATGGGTTGCCAACAATTATGGAGATTCGGAAACTGATAGAATCAAGTTTACTGCATATTTATGTATGAAAGCTGCCGATGACACCGTTGTAAATGGTTGGCTTGCATCACAGACGGATATGCTTGCTAACGATTGGGTGATAGTTGAATAAGCGCATTGTCATACGGCGGTTGAATGTCTGCCGTATGGCTCAAAACAAATCAATAAATAACCATGAATAGTGACAGACAGAAGATATTAACTGATTATATTTCTTACATATATACGACAGGAAGGACTTATGATACTGTCGGGAAATATATCAAATATGTAACGGATTTTCTTGAAAGTGCTGAAGGTGTCAATCGTCGTAGCTATCTGGCTTATAAGCGTGAAAATGCCAATATTGGGGCACGTTATCCATTGATGAATGAAGCGATTTGTGATTTATTACACCACCTTAAAATAGGATATAACCGCCGAGAGCAGAAAATAAAGACGTTAGAAAAGCTTGATGCCATTTCAGACAAGAATAGAAAACTGTTGAATGATTTTATAGTATGGTTAACCGACAACAATGATTATTCGCCACATACAGTGGATATTTATCATACATCCTTGAAGCAATACTTTGAATATGCCAATCTCATAAATATGGAAAACTGCAAGCGGTTTATACGGACTTTAGAAGAAAAATCATTATCTCCACAGACTATCCGTCTGCGTATCACCGCTTTGGAAAAATTTTCTAAATGGCTAAAAAAGCCGATAGAGCTTAAGCGACCTAAGATGAAGCGCAAGCTCGATGTGAACAATGTCCCGACAGAAGAGGAATATAACCGGCTGTTGGATTTCCTGAAAACGAAATCCAACAAGGATTACTATTTCTTCATCAAGGTATTGGGTACTACAGGAGCCCGGCTCTCGGAGTTTCAGCAATTCACATGGGAGGATATAGCAATTGGCGAGGTTGTTTTGAAAGGGAAAGGAAACAAGTATCGGCGTTTCTTTTTCCAGAAGCAATTACAACAGGAGGTGAAGGACTATATAAAGGAGACAGGCAAGTCCGGTACTCTTGCTGTCGGGAGATACGGACCGTTGACTCAGAGAGGTTTTTCACAACACCTGAAAGCATGGGGAAAACATTGCGGTATTGATTCAAGGAAGATGCACGCACACGCATTTCGCCATTTTTTCGCTAAAATGTTCCTGAAAAAAAACAAAGATGTTATTCAACTGGCCGATCTTCTCGGTCATGGAAGTGTAGACACAACAAGAATTTATTTACAGAAAAGTTATGACGAACAAAAAAAAGATTTTAATCGAAACGTTACATGGTAGTGTTGCGCAGCTCAATGAACTGTCATCCATGACCGAAGGGATAGACATCTATGACGATACCGGGCATGTTGACACCGATTTCTTGATCGAAGCGATATCTTGCGTCAGTGCCTTCATGGACGCAAGCAACATCGTCGTTCAAAAAATATCCTCACTGTTAGCACCTGACGCTCCAGTTGGGGAAAAGAAGAAACAGGCTGACGAAGGCAAAAAATGGAATGTGGAAGAAATACTGAAACATTGTACTCTTGAGAACAATATCCTCAAACTTCCTCAAGTTCAATTTAATAAAAAATCTTATGCCGAAGCAAAGAAGTGGATAGAAGAAGCCGGCGGCTCATGGCAAGGTGGGAAGATACAGGGTTTCACATTCCCGTTTAATCCGAAACGTGTGTTTTCCGTTTTGAAAGAGGGTAAACGGTGCAACCTACAGCAGGATTATCAATTTTTTGAAACTCCGGCCGATGTTGCCGACTGGCTGGTTATGCTTGCCGGAGGGATACATGAGGATGATACGGTACTGGAACCGAGTGCCGGCCGCGGTGCTCTCATTAAAGCCATTCATCGAGCTTGTCCTTCTGTAACAGTGGAATGTTATGAGCTGATGCCGGAAAACAGAGAATTTCTTCACACCCTTAACAACGTAATATTGCTTGATGAAGACTTTACGAAAGACAGTGTAGGGCATTACACTAAGATTATTGCAAATCCTCCGTTTTCCGGTAATCAGGATATAGAGCATGTCAGGCTTATGTATGATCGATTGGAAGAAGGCGGCACGCTTGCAGCAATAACCAGCCAACACTGGAAATTCGCTTCTGAAAAGAGATGTATTGATTTCCGCAACTGGCTGAAAGAAGTACATGGAGAAGTGTTTGAAATCAGCGCAGGCGAGTTTAAAGAGAGTGGCACTTCTATTAGTACAATGGCGGTAGTTATAAAAAAATAATTCAAAATGAATTAGATATGAGTAAAAAAAGAACAATGCAAATAGACGCAATTGAGGAAGTAAAAGGAACTCAATTCATGCAATGCAAACTGTATATAGATGGCAATGCGAGTGTTATTCTTATGAATAAAATCGATTATGAAAGGCTGAAAGAAGAAGGAATCTTCATAAGAGATGGCAAAAGTCAAGATTCAGCCGGAGTGTTGAATACAACCAATACTTTCATTGAAAAAAATTAATACTCAAAAAATTTAAAAATGAATGGAATCCACCTGTGTGAAAGATGTAAATATTGCACGCATTCACCCAATTTATTTCAGCCATATTATTGGTGTTC